ATTTCTGCAAGCTTTGTCTGCATCTTCTCTAACTGCTTCTGCACCTTCTCGGCTTCGGTGTTGTTTCCGGTTGCGGTCTTAGCTTCTTCAAGCTCTTCGCGTAACGTTTCAATATCTGCCTCGGCTTTTGCCTGTGCTTCTGCGATGGCCTTGCTCGCCTTGCTGTCGGACTTCTTGCGTATCTGTGCAAATTGGCCGTCTAAATCGACCTCTTTAATTTCAACGCCGTCAGCTTTTAGCTTCTCGATCTGGTCATCTGATAACTCAATTACTGCCATGTCTTGCCTTCCTTTTCTTGTGCGGAATAAACACCCGTGAAAAAGGTCACGTACCTTATTAGGTTGCCCTAAATTAAATCGCCTGCGGTTTCGCTGTTGATCGCCTCTAAAAGTTGAAGCTTGGTTTCGGTGTCAAAGTCTTTGCCTGCGATCTCCTCGTGCAACTCTAACCCAAGCTTTTGATGCTCCATGAGGTAGCGGGCGGGCATTACGGATTGCGCTAACTGCATCCATGCCTCAAGGCGTTTCGCTATGTCCATCACCATGAAGTCGGTGTTATAGCTCGCAACGTAGCTCTTGAAGTTGCTGTCAACTCGTTCTGATAAGCCAACCATGCGGTTTTCGAAGTCCTGCGCTAATTGCGCCTCGCACGCTAAGAAGCTTGCAACGTCTTTGAAGTCGATGTTCTTGCTCTCTGCGCTCTCGGCATCCTTCGTATCCTTACGGATCGACATTGAAAGCACTTCGTATAGCGAGCGGATAAGCGTTGCGACCTTGGCGGGGTTCCGCATTAGGTCAGAGAATGGCGGCACGATGAAGCGGGAAATGCCTTTTTCCTCGGCCTCTTCAGAGATGGGGTGATTTTCTCCCACAAGAATGTCGCTCATGTTTTCGTCACCAACAGATTGAGCAAGCTCTTTAATCATCGAAGCAGGGTAAACGGCTTGAGCATAGCAGGATTGCAAGGTGCTGTAGTAGTCCGCGCTGTCAAGGTTCAGAATCGCGCTCTGCATCATTTCGGCATCGTCCAGCTTGTTCGGCCTTGTGCTAACCATGCCGTACAATTCAAACGGTACACGCCCGAAGTCGTAAAATAGTGGCTCTTGCTCTAGCACCTCAATCTTGCCGTTTTCGTTGTTGATATGGAAGACCTGCGCCATTGACGGCCCCCACACAATGCGTCTTAGCTGAAAGTACCGCTCATCCATCGGCCCGTTGTCGGTGAGGTTGTAATCCTCGGTGATTAGCCATTCAAGATTGCCAGCATCGTCAAACTTCCAGTCAACCACCTTCTCAGGGCTGTAAAGCGTCCAATAAACGCGGTCTGCTCTTTCCTCTTTCTCTAGCATCGACTGTGCGCGGGGCTGTCCTTCGTCATCAAGCAGCGGTGCTGGACGGTCTACCTTACCCCAACACCATCCACCAGCAAGGCGGACTTTCGTTGCCTCGGTCATAAAGTCGTTTATGCTCAATCTATCATGCGAGCGGGATACGTCCTCGGCAAAGTTTTCGTCAATGTCATCACGGACGGGACGATCTTCAAATAGATATTGCACTACCTTCTCTATCGCCTTGGCGAAGTGGTTTTGCAGGAATGCACCAGCTTTACGGCCTGATTTGCCTTTCTTGCCCTCGAAATGAATCGCGTGTTCGCCCTGGAACGGTTGCAAACGTGCGTCAATGTAAGGCCGTCCGCCTCTTAAGCAGAGTATGTTTAAAGCTTGTTGCTCTTCGCGTTCGTTAAATACTTCGTGCTTGCGGGTAGCGAGAATCTCTAAAGGGGTTTTCTTGTCCATGCGTTAGGCCGATAAAGAAACCCACTCCCAAGGCGTCCCAAGGGCGATACCTGTTTAATCAGGTCTCCGGTTCGCATTGCAATAAGAGGCGTTAGGGTGTACGCGTTAGGCCAAAAAAAAAGCCCCTCCGAGGAAGGGCTGGCGTGTGACTAGATATTAAAATCTATTGATAGGCTTTAACGAATCGCGCATACATTATGTTGGTTTCTGCGGGGTCATCGCAAACACGAAGCCTTTTATCCCAAGTTTCTGAACCTGTTGAAACTGCAATATTCCATTTCTGGTCTTCTCGATCTCTAGCCCAAACAACTGTACCCTTTTCAAATCGTTCGGCAAGACTTCTGTCTCTCTCTCGAACTGAATCCTTCCATAACTCTCCACTTTTAAGCCTTACCTTAACAAGCTCGTATTTGTATGTTCCGCTTTCAAAATAATGATTCATAGCCTCGTCATTATGTATGAAGGGGGTCATGTGGTGAGCAAAGGCTACCCCGTCACTATCCACAGCAACGAAGTTTGCATCAGGAAAAACTTTAAAAACAGCCTCAACATAATCATCGGTGTATTCTGGCTTCACTTCATTCCTTTCAACGTTTCTTTTAGTTTCTGCTCGATATCCTCAAGCTCTATCAAGTGTACCGTGCCCGTCCCTTTTCGGTCAAGCATTAGTTTCTCAAGATACTCGACTCGTTCGGGAAACTTCGCCTTGAACCACGCGCCCGATTCAACGGGGCATTCCGCAAACCATTGATGACAGGGGTAGCACATCGCCTTTACGTTCTGTACGTCCCACTTCATGTAAGGGTCGCGCTGTGCGCCCCGTCCGTAGACGTGCGAGCCGTGCAAGCCTGTTTCCTGATACTTCCCGCAACGCTGGCAGGTGTAGTTATCGCGGAGCATTACGATTTCTCGCAGGAGCTTCCAGATTCGATCCTCGCAGCGTTTACGCGGTGTCTTTGCCATTGGGATTAACCTCTATTATTTTGCCACCACAATAAGGGCAGTATTTGTATTTATTCTCCTTCAATGTCCCTTCGCTCAAGTAGTTGATCTGATTGCAAAATGTCTCGTGACAGTTGGGCATATATGGGTCTTCAGTGCTTTTCCAAATACAAACTAAAGGTGCATCATTGCTTATTCTGCTCATTGCGCCCCCTTCTTAACATCGCTTTCATTCAAAAATACAACTCGCTCAAACGCCTTGCGAGCTATCCCGCATTGCCACTCAAGGTCGTGCAGTATCGCCATCTTTGCGCGGAGTAGCTTGCCCTTTGCCGTGGGGAAGTCCATGCCCTCCTTTGCGGGTACAAGGTGGTGATCGTCGTGGATTAGATATTTCACTCGGCCCCCTCAATCAGATCATTCATGTATACGTTTATGTCCGCGCCTATGTTCTGGTCGATGTACGTAAAATGCAGGTTTGCGTGCGGGTCGCTCGTGACTCTGGCCTCGTGCTTTTTCATCAGCTCCTTCAAATCATCGTAGAATGTCGGCTCCTGCTTGATTTCTACAAGGCTTATCTTGTCTGTCTTATTCATACCAATCCTTTCTTTGATTTCACATTATCATACGCGATCCGCCTGCCCCGTCAAGCTCCATAACCAAATATCTTAGCGCGTCCATTGCGTGATCGTTATCCTTGACCGGCTCCTCTTTCGAGTTCTTGCCGTCAACGTCATCCTGCCAGCGGTACTCTGAAAGCTCGTTCAATACAGGCGTGCATGATTCGTGTATCATCAATCTGCCCTCGACAAATCGCTTCTTTACAGCCTCGATGCCCGTCTTGACTTCCTTCTTAGCCCTCCGAGTAAACACGCCATGCTTTTGCATCGTTGCGCGGTCTTCTGCGTCATGGTCGGCTGTTGTCCATGTGAACTGCTCGCCCCAGGCTTTGATTACCTTGGCGTGATCCTCGCAGATAACCTTGCGCTTGTAATAGCTACGATATACCCAAATCACCCCGTCATGGTCGATCATTGCGGATAGGTGTACAAACGGATTTGTGAAGCCGAAGTCAATCGCTGCGACGCGCTTGCCACTCTGAGCCGTTGCAGGAAGCTCTGAGAACGTGTGTACGTCCGTTTTGAACTCAGGGTATACTATGCCCTCGTAATCCGTCCAACGCCCTTCTAGCATGCGTAGGCGCATTACTTCGGGCAATGCTCGCAATGCGTCCAAGTAATCAGCGGGTAAATGCGGGTTATCGTATGGCGTCCAGTGTAATCGGCTCCACTTGCCGGCATCGGTCAGCGGTTCCAAGGTCTCAGGGTCAACATGCTCTACGCCTACACGGTGCAACCAATGGCGCGGGCCTTTCGGGTTACAGTCAAGAATAATCATCCGCTTGCACTCGTTCCCGTCAATGTCCCATGCGTTACGGGCTAGGCGCGTCACCAGCGTCTGCATTTGATCCCATGTGCATTGCGTGGCCTCGTTTACAAATATATGGGTAAACTCATCACCTAGGATCTTATCAATGCGCTCTTTGTTGTCCAGGCCGGAGACAATAAGCGTTGCCCCGTTGCTATGCGTGACCTCTATTGTCGGGGATAGCTGGTAAGAGAGATTCGGCAGGCTATCGACTAGGGGCTTTAGCGTCTGACCCCATACGGTAGTGCTGGCGTGGTTGTAGTTCTTGCGACAAACGAGGATGCGAGCATTGGGAAAGCGGTCTAGGATTTGCAGAAGCTTTACCGCGATAAAGAATGTCTTACCGCAGCGAGATCCCCCGTCAAAGCAGTATCGCGTAAATTCGGGGTTATCTAATAGCTTCCACGCCTTGGTCTGCTTTTTCGTGAGCTTTAGATGCATTATTCATCGCTATCCATTTGCACGATCATGGTTTCCTTGGCCGATGTGATATCCATTGCCTGCCTTGGCTTGCCCTCCATGCGGTCAGCTATGAATTGAGCGCATTGCAAGTCACCAGATACGGCCTTCTTGTATATCACCCGAAGCACGACTTCGAGCTTGTTCATATCCGAACCGCTTTCCTCGTCTGAAATCTTTTTCAGCAAGTCGGGAATGCAAACGGCTTTCTTCGGACGGCCTGCGGGGTTTCCGCTCTGGCCTTTTTTCCATTGGGTGTCTTCTTTAGGCATCGTGGAATCCTGTTTTAAATATCTCGTCAGCGTCTGTGCCAACGCACTCTGCATAGCGCTTTACTATCACATCGCAATAGCTCGGGTCTAGCTCCATCATCCTGCATGATCGGTTGAGTTGTTCGCAGGCTATTAGGGTTGATCCAGAGCCTCCGAAAAGGTCTGCCACTATATCGCCTACAGCTCCCCACCTATTAAAGAACCAAGTGGCGAGAAGTGCAGGCTTTTGCGTGGGATGTACTCTTTTCTTGTCATGCTCCTTTTCCATTCCGAAAATACCAGCCCACTTCACCCTTGCTATGTCGCGCTTGTGTCTCGCCTTACTCCAGCACAATTCAAAACATGATCCGTACATTTTGTCTGCCGACTCACCGCCCCGCTTATCCCAAACCACCCATGACCCTTCATTTTTAGACTGAAGTATTTCTGCGTAGTAATCGGCACCCCATAAAAAAACCTCTTTGCAGTACCCGAAGTTATCAAAAACAGTCTGTATTAATTCCGGCTTAAAATCTTCATTATCACCTATCACCTTTTCGTACTTATTACCACCATCAGAACCTTTGAACTTGCTGTCCATGTCTGAGAAGTCAGCATCCAAAAACATGCCATAAGGCGGATCGGTAAACACCATATCGGCCTTCTCCCCATCCATAAGCCTGCCCACATCTTCCTCGCTCGTGCTATCCCCGCACATAAGCCGATGCCTGCCAAGCTGATAGATTCGCCCTAGCTCGGTCTTCGGATCTTCGGGAGGCTCCGCGGCTTCTACTTCTTCGGCCTCGCCTGTGTCTACGTCAAAGCCCGTTAAATCGCCCTCATCAAAGCCCCATTCGACCAAGTCCTCTACGTCAAACTCATTTGCGAGTACGTCAAAGTCCCATGACCCGCTGTTTTTATTGAGGCGGACGTTTAACTCTCGCTCTTTATCTGCATCGAGACTGACCTCTACGGTCGGCACTTCTTCAATGCCTAACTCCCTGGCGCATCGGATACGCATATGCCCACCGACAATGATGTTGTCTCTGTCTGGATGCTTGTTCACTATGACCGGATCGACAAATCCGAATCGTTGCAAGCTTCCCTTGATCTGCTCCGCCTGATTGTCGGTTAGCTGGCGGGGGTTATACTCTGCGGGTATTAAATCGTTTATGTTGCGTGGGACTATTTCCATCCTGATTCCTTCCTGATTATGAGGTTTAGCCCGTTATTCATCACGCAAAGGCAAGGCACACCATCAAAACCGCTAGGCATATGAAAACGGCTAAGTGAAATGAGTCCATCATTATAGCCCAACCTCTGCCATTCGGCATACAGCCTCTTCAGCCCCTATAAGTTGATCTTGCGTTACATACCTTGATTCGGCAAGGTGTGCGTACTGACTTAAAAGTGCGTGCATGAACTCATGTCTAGCAAGCCTTATCGGGTCATGCTCAAAACCCTCGCCTATTTTTGTGGCTAGAGAAATAGAAACCCGACCGTTTGAAAAGTGTTCCATCTGCGCCGCAGATCCGCAAAGGTCTTTATGGTAAATCTGTATGTTTGTATCTGACATTCCCCACTTATCCTTTAGCCTGTGAATCTCCGCCTTGAACGTGTTGAACTGCGCCTTAGTCGTTTTCATCAGTCCCCCTCCTCAATCTCGATCTCAAAACCGTTAAGCCCCATCGCATCGTGGATTATGCTCTTTGCCGTGATCTGCATCACCCAGTATATTTCGGCATTGGTGCATTCCTTATCGTATCTTGCGAGCATTGCGTCCATGTCTTCGGCAAAGTATTCGATTGGGGTTTTCTTACCACTCATCACGCCACTCCTTTAGCCATGCCTTGATTCGCTGCCATAGCGTCAGTCTGCGCTTTAGCCACTCTGACCCGTCCTCGCATTCGTATGCGGTAAACTCTGCCTCACTTCGATCTTTCATGGCGACACCTTAAACCCAAGTCGTTCAGCTATATACCTTACATCGTCACTATTGAGGCCTATCATGCCCATTCCTGAGTTTTCGTGAATCTGAGCGTACCCTTCACCAAACTCTACTTTTGTTATGTCGGTATCCATATACTCGTGCTTTTCTATTTCTGACATTTCCTTTCCTTTCGCTCCTTCTTGAGATTAGCCCAAAACTGCTTGTTAGCCCTGTACGCTTTCGGGTCGCGCCCTGTGCCTCGGTTGGCTCGCGGGTCTGTTTTCACGACTCCCCCTTGTCGGTGTATGCAAATTCGCCTTGATACTTAAGCTCCGCATCCTTACGGGCTTTTATAGCGTCTTCTTTTTTAGCGAACGATCCCAACTCTACCCACCTTCCATCTTATCTTTAAGCAGGATAACCCCTCCTTATCAATCAGCATAATTGCATCGGGGTATAAGCCTGTTGAAATATCAAGGGAAACATAATCTCCAAAGTCCTCAACTATCTCGTTCTTAAAGCGTCTATTCATCGTCTGCTCCTTTCAAAAGCCCAGGGTTCTCGTAGATGTTGCCGATGACCTCAGTTGATATATCGCAGTTTCTGTATATCGGTTCGGTGTCACCCCATTCTGAGAACTGAATAAGGGGCGATCCTTTAATGTGCCGAAGAATTAGCCCTGCGTGGTCATACTCTATTGACGCTATAAGCTTGCCATGCCCTAGAGTTACCACATCAGACTCAAATATCTCGACCCCGTTCTTGTCGGTTAAGCCTGTGGATTGCATTAGCAGACCCTTTCCCGCAGGGTGCTTATCGCTGGCCAATAGTCCGAAATGCCTCATACAATTCGCATCATCGTGTAAATCCTCAAAGTAAAACGTAACCATTTTCTTACTCTTAGGATGCCACACCCTAAAGTTAAATCTACTCGCTTTCATATCACCCCTTTCGTTATCTCAGTTTCAAAGCCTGCTCTATAGCGTCCTTTACCGCGTTTTGAGCTTTCATGGCTTCCGTATCTGACTTGAAGCTATACGAATGCTCGCCTATGGTCAAACACTTTCTTTCAAGAATCGGTAGCTCATCAATCAGCTTTCTGTGCTTCGGTTGTAACGCTTTCCCCTCGGCCTTGATCGGCATTTCGATTTGTGGCGATACGGCTTGCTTTGCCTGGTGTAGCGTCCAGCTATTCATTTTAGCGAGTAGTAACAGCTTATGCCGTTCATCGCTTGCCATTAACGCCTTGTGGATCTCGTAGGTAACGCCCTTGACGCGCTCGCTTATCGGGTAGACCTCGGCCATTTGCAGGTGGGCTTGTGATTTCGCGTCGAGTTGCCCCGTTGACTTTTCGGGGAAGCGGTCAACTATGGCCTTCATTGCATCGGCTATCCACCAGCCAGATGAGTTTCGCATGTTCGCGGTCTTGTCGAGCGATCCCATCAGTTCGTCAAAGGTTTCTTCGCCCGTTAAGGCTAGGTGGTCTTGTTCGTAGTTAATCATGTGTAAAACTTCCTTCTGGTGAATCTAAACCCAATGTAATCTTTAATATTTATCTTTCGAGCAAGCCAGAAACCTCTCTCAGTATCCATGATTTTTAATTGATTAAGCAGTTGATTGTCAGCCATCAATGTATCTACAGACCATGAATAGACTGTCTGCTTGAACCACTTCTTTTTAGCCTTTCTATAGTTCATATCTTTCCTTTCGCTTATGTTACAGACGCTTTAGCACGTCCGAAAATCCTTGCGCGTCTTTCGCATGCTCCATGCCAGGCTTGATTACCTTCGCGGATCGGTTGTGCATCGCAGCCGCCAATATCGGGTGACTTGCACACGCTTTCAAATACTCCTGATTGACAAACTGAACGCTTACCCCAAGCTCATCGGCTAACGGCTCGAACGGTTGCGACCAGTCTTTGATTTTCCATCTTACGGCCCGTTGCTGTATTCTCGGTAAGTCCATCAGGAAGCCGAATAGCTCAAGGCTATCGTTTATCGCATCGTTGTAATTGTCGGGATCGTTCTCTAAAACCTCCGCGCTCTCAAAGTCCTCGCCTGTTTCTTGCATAGTTGCCTCCAGTGAAATGAATGATTGCCCCCCGTTGTTGGGGCTTTCGGGATTGTACGAGCATACGGAGCACGGAAGGTCTAGCCATTCTGTTTCACTTGCTGGCTTGCCCCCCTCGATCCGGTCAATGATTGGCATCTTAAATTTACCGCCATGCTCAGTGGTCTCGATGGTGTACATAGGTTGACCTTTTGCGTCTAGGCGGTGACGATTCCATGCCGGGACGGGCTTTCCTTCATCCATCCAGCTAGTATAGCCACTATGTGGGCACTTGTCACAAGTCGGCATTATGTGCCTACCTTTTCCAAAGCTCTACGCTCGATAGCCCGTTGCGCCTCCTGCGGGTCGATCTTGATAAAGTCGCTGTCTACCTGGACCTCAAAGCTGTTAAGGAACGTGTTGCCCTTGCTTGCCTCAATGTCAAAGCTTATCGTCCCGACTAGGCCGTGCTGATTGAGTAGATCCTCGATTCCTTCTCCGAGGCTTGCAATTAGACTTTCAGATAAAACATATGCCATATTCATTCCTTTACGTTGTCCATCCTCTGTATTTGCTGTAAATCTTGCTCGGCTACCGCCTACTTGCTCAGGAAGCCCCATTGCTTGTGCGCTCCTGATTATCTGCGATCTTTCTTCCTGATCTGCTCATGTGGTCAACGTTAACCGGACTCATATCCCATAGACCCGCTATGAATGTTGTGTTTATCCCCTGCTCAAGAAAGCATATTATAAACTCACCAACCGACTGTGACTGACCCTCGAAAAAGTATATCCACTCATCCTCAATTTTGGTCGCTTCCGAATATTTAACCCATCGGCACTCAACGGGGATTAGCGTCTCGTAGTACAGATTTCTAGCATATTTTCCTGCATTAAGCAAATCCTTACTACCAAAGCTTTTTACGGCTCGACCCCGCTGAATAAGCAAAAGCTCGTGGAATGTTTGGCGATGGTAAATGCCTCTTAGCATTTTCTGAACTGCTGACCTTGCGTCCGTCTTCCCGCTGGTTAGCACTCGACCGAAAGGCCCGTCCCAATCTTGGCTTGCCCAGTTTTCGAAGCGCATCCAGTCTGATTCTTTTAAGTAGTCGGTCATTCGTAAAACCTCGCGTTTGGATCGGTTAGCATGATGCCCTTTTGCGCCATGCTTCGGAAAACGGTGTCAAGATACTCCTTGGCTTGCTTCACGTTAAACGCGCTAGTTACGTCTACGGCCTCGATCAATCGAAGCTGATCCTCGTGGCTGGTCGCTTTCGATACGCGACCCCACATTTCCGCGAATTTATCAGACGCAGCGCATAGGATCGGGACTCCATAGGTGAGTTTGCAGTAACAATGAGCTTCCTGCGGGGATATCCCTAGTTCGTAACCGATTTGACCATACCACATCCATGCCAGCCTGTTTTGCGATAGCGTCCTCACATCCTTTTTGCTGATCTCTTTTAGGTGGATCGTGTCGGGTTGCTTGTCTAACCATAGCTCGGTTGCTCTATCGCCTGGGGCTAGTGTGTTGTTGTGCTTGGTGAACTTCATACCACGTTCTCCCCTCTGCATATCCAGTCCGCGCCCGTTTCCGTCATCCAGTCAGCGAAGGCGTGAGCGCATCCAAGCTCGTTTGTTTTGTCTGCGTATTCATCTTGTGAGGCGTGGTCGATCTGAACGCTCTTTACTCCGAGATCAAAGCAGTATTCTTTATACGGCAATTCGTCAGCGTTGCACATTGCGTCCTCCGCTGTTGCATTATCAATAACGCTGAATCCGTCCTCGTCGAGTCTAAAGCCGTGCGCCTCCCATGTCGGATCTTCCTCACAGCAGGGGCAGTCTGGCTTGCCTTGGCATACATCGCAATATTTACCCATTAGTATCTTTCCGCCTCTCCGCGAGTGATGAAGAAGTGAATGCCGTTGCTACATTCGTTCCAACGATCTTCGTCAAAGCTATTTGGTGTGACTCTTTTTCCGACTTCATAAATGGTTTCGTGATTATAAGATTTATTGACAACCTTATTCACCGCTCCATCGACCTCAAGAACCTCTGCAAACTCAGCCCTGCATTTTCTTGACGTTGAGCTTGATCGCTTTGCACCCTCTGGAATTAACAGCTTTACAATTACACCGTTAACTTTTTTCCAGCCAACAAAAGACCCTGACTCTGGGCAGGCCATTGTAATGTCTTTAACGTATTGGCTTATTTCTTTCGCAGAGCGTAGGTCGGCAGAGCGTAGGTCGGCAGAGCTTAGGTCTGCATAGCGTAGGTCGGCAGAGCGTAGGTTGGCATAGCGTAGGTTGGCATAGCGTAGGTCGGCAGAGCGTAGGTTGGCATAGCGTAGGTCGGCAGAGCTTAGGTCTGCATAGCGTAGGTCGGCAGAGCGTAGGTCGGCAGAGCTTAGGTCGGCAGAGCGTAGGTCTAGCCTTACCCCATCACGAAAACCCTTCAGCCACATATCATGTAGTTTTAATTTTTCTTTTAGTTCGTCAGCGTTCATATTATTCCTTTCTTAGTATTCGCTTAGCGCGCCATCGCATACGGCTTGCCATGCTTTTTCTTTGGCGGACTCTTCTTCTTTATCGGTCAATTCTACTTCGCGCCCGTCAAAGGTTGCAGACTCGATTTCTATTTCAACATCATCATCTGGCGCCATCGGTACGCCCAGTGAATCACGCGAGCCTTTCATGCCTCCTGATATGCTGGCTTCGATTTCTATTTCAACCTCGACCTCTCCGAAAAATGTTTCAACGTATCTTTCAATCGTTACGCTTAATTTATTGCTCATATTATTCCTTTCGTTTCGCGTATTCTACAGATATTTCACTGCGTAAAAAGACTTATTTGCAATTATTTTGGGTATATGCGGATATTTATGGCTATACCGCATCTTTCATTTCCTGAATAATTTCTCTCAACTCAGCGCGCAACCATTTCAAAGCCTTAACCTTGCGCTCCAGTTCCTTAAAGTCGAGCGGGAGCGTGTGGCACTCATCGAAGCTCTCAAGATATTCCGTGGGAGATTCTATCCACCGCTGATAAGATGCCATGTCCCTATGCGACCAATCATACGCGCCCTGTACGGATCGCAAAGTCTTTGCACCGTCTATGTAGAAGATCAAAAACGGTGCGAGATCGTTCCCGCTTTTGTTGATTCTCTGTATAAGATTTTCGATCACCGGACTTCATCCCATGTATTGCACTGCCCGTCATAGTAGCATAGTGCAAGCTGGTTGCTTGGCCCTGATCGGTTTTCTATAACCTCGATACCCATAAGCTCATCGCCATTCATCGCGGGGGCCACTTGCCTGCCTATTACGGATTGATACTCTGTAATCATTTCTGGCGTAGGTTCTCCGAGAACAGTGATCGTCTGTGCATCTTCCTCAAAGTTGCCCGTCCCCTTGATCTCGCTCATTGAAGGCCACTTGCTACCGTCACCAGATCCCCGTCTAATATGGCAGATCGCACAAATTGCAACGCCTAAGTCCTTCGCCATTTGTGACACCTCAAGCGAGATAATATTGTTACGCTCAAATTCGTCTTTGCATTGTCGGTCAACTTTCACCCTGCGAATGTGATCGAGAATAAAGTACCTCACCCCGTCATGGTCGCGCTTCATCCTCACCCATGTTTTAATCTCAGATATGGTCATCACTGTTGGAGACCAGTGGATCGGATAATCTTTCATTTCCTCAAGCCTGCTCTGTGCTGCATCGTATTTGCTATCGTGAGCCTCACCCTGCAATAAGTCAGCCGTTCCCGCTTTCATAACGCTTGAGAGCATTCTCATAATCATTTGCTGGCTTGTCATTTCGAGTCCGATGATCCCAACGGGTGAGGAGTTTTGACACATTGCGGTTGCTACAAATAACGCAAGCGATGACTTACCCTGCTTCGGCCTGGCTCCGAGAAGGTGCATCCCCGCTTCCATGTTCCCGTAGGCTTTACGCAAGCTTTCGATGGGGAAGTTAAACGTATTCTTAACGGGATTCTCTGCAACGTGCTTGATCTGGTCTTGCACCCGCTGAATTAACACGGCATTGCTCAAGTCTTCAACGTGTGGCGTGAATGTGATTTCTTTAGCGAATCGCTCACCGAACTCGCCAACCACATCGGCAAGGTCTATTCGATCTATTGCTTGCCCCATATCCAGAATGAAGCGATGCATATTCAATCGAACCTGGCTAGCTCGTGCTGACTGTAGCGCAGAAGGCCAAGATATCGAGTGCGCTGCATCACGGCATTTCGTAATCAGTTGATTAACGTCTATCTTTGAAAATGCGCTTATCTTTTCCGCCTGCTCTATAATATCCAATCGCTTCGGCTTCTTGCCTGAGTTGTAAAGATCGACTAGGATCTGATAAAGCTCAGGGAAGGCGTTTACCTCTGGCGAGATTTCAGCCTCTATTGATTCGACTAAGTAGCCTTTGGAAAGGTTGTGATCGTTCAGAATGTGTCCGAGGAATGCGGTCTGCGTTGTTTTATTCATAGATTGTCCTTAAATCATTTCTTTTAATGCTACAAGACTATTTCGCGACTTTCTTCGGAAACCCGTCCGGCTTGTCTACATGCCTGCTGGCTACGTTCATGCGCTTCTTTCCATGAACGTTAGGCGCATCGCTAAAAATAGGCTCGCCTTTTCTTACAGCGTTTTGGTTCCATTGCTCGGCATTGCGTGTCCAGACCTTGAGCGCGTCCTTCCCCGTAGATGATTTCCAGCCGAGTGAATCGTAGTGCAGAAAGAACTCTCGAGGGTTTACGTGCTTTGCGTGGACTTTGCAATGCTCTGTTACTTCTTCGATTGTTGGTGGTTTTGGGTTATAAGAATCTGGGTTTTTAGTACTTTGAGACTTTGAGATTTTGAGAGGCGTAACTTTTGGCGTATGTTCTGGCGTAAGAACCTGCGTATGTTCCTGCGTACACCCTTGGCCTAACTTGTTGACGTTGCGCGAGTTAGTGTATGTTCTAACCTTCTCAACTTTTGCGTTTTTTCCGTGGGGAAATTTACCCTTAATTTCACCCCAAATCCGAGAAAATTCGTCACCGTCTTTTCCTATGATTTTCTTAAGTCTAGCGTGTTCAGATATGGGGATTCGGCCCTTACGCCACTGATACCAAATCAGCTTTTGATAGGCTATGATTTCATCGTCTAATAGGTCTGTAACTCCAGCGAAGAAGTCGTCCCAGAAGAAGGGCATATATGGGCCTGTGAATAGTTCTTTTTTACTCATAATTTTCTCTACAAAAAAGGCCCGTTATCCGAACTGGTAGAGCAGTTGGGATGCGGGGCCGAAAGTTTTTAATTGTGGCGGTCTCTACACCGCTGTAAGTTCTTAGCCGATTTTCAATGGCAAGACAAGGACAAAGTTAAGCCCCTTTTTTACGAGGGGCGTTTGCTCAAAACGGCAAGTCATCGACAGCCTCATCAGCTGCGGGAGGAGGCGCACTCTTTTGCGCCCGCTCTGCATCGGGCTTCCAGTTGTCGATAGTGGCGTACCACTTCGAGCCGTCCTTGCTTTCCAGAATCTGAAGGCGCACATAGCCCTTTTCATCCGGTGTCATATCCTGCAAGCCTGCGTTGAATTGCTCAACGTTGATCGATATCCCGCCTTTGACGAAATCCGGTGCCTTTTCATTAGGCTTGTTGATGTATAGTCCTGATACGAAGTCACTCATATTATTTCACCTTTCTTTGACAGGTACACGGAGAGTACCGCATACAATTACAGTTTGTGCATTTGAACGTGGGAACCTTCCCCGTCTTTTTGCGTCTTAGTTTTAGTCCTAGATATTTGTCCACTGCATTTCCTTTCGTTATTGCGCCCATTTGTAGCGCGAGTATTTTACTTTTTCACCGAACGAGTTAAGCCCCGTTTCAAGTGTCGATTCTATTTCCATTCCGTCCGCCCGCATGTCGTTGATCCGTGATGCCAGGCGCATGACTCCAAACTCGCGCATTGCATCAAGCGCGGTGATCGAGCCGTGACGATCTATCCACATTATGATTCGGTCGATTTGGGTCACGCTGTAGCATCCTTAATAAGCTTAAACTTGCTTGTTGCGAGGCTGTAAAGCGTCTTCTGTTCTTCAACGTCTTTTATATCCTCAATGATTTCATAGCCGTGATCTTTCAACAGCTTTGCGAATAGGTCAGCTTTCCCCGCTTCGTCATACGCATCTGCAACGCCCCACATGGCCTTGTTGAACTTCTCGCAACGCTCTTTGTCAGGCACAGGCTTTTTAGCCTCTGGTTGCCCCTTGCCGTGGTCGTTGGTCGCGTCTGCGTCCTTTGTGTCATCAATAGCGAACAGGCCGTTTAGGGCATACTTGCGAGCGTATGAGCTTGCGCTACCCGTAATCTGTGCCTCATCCATGCCTTTCTTGCTTTCGGCTTCTCGTGCAAATGCTGTAACCTGATTGGTTACACCTTCGCTATTGGCTAGAGTTGCCGTAGCCTGGACGTATACACGCCCCTCGATTGCCGTGATCGTATCCGATAGCGTCAA